GGGATATTTAGACTTTCTTTGTCAGTTCCATCTGCCGCAACGGTACCTTCATCTAGGTGTAGTTTAAGATTACCTGCAAGAATAGCACTGCTTATGCCTGTTACTTTTACCCACATTTCAATAGTGTCGTAGCCAGAAATATTCTTAGCAGTAATAGAATCTGCAATAAATGCACCGGGGCTTGCTCCGTCAGCAAGTGAAATTTTTAATGATTGAGACCCCTGCTTTTTATCTTTAGTATCAAGCTCTAGAGTAAAACCTGTTGGAGTAGATACTTCATCAAAGGTAGAAGCACAAGGGTGTAGCTGGATAAAGTCCACACTGCTTCGGTAGTAAATGTTCTGGATCATAACAAGCCCTGAAGGAACATCGTACCGTAACTGGTATCCATCCGTATGCAATGCTAGGCTCTCTACAGGATCGAATATCCTATCTGAGGAATCTATTATTGCCTGATTTATAAATTCATTGATAGCTGCCGGATTATATTCCGAGTCCCATAGTTCATAGGTATCATTTTGGGCTGCGTTTGCTGCCAGAGAGGGAGACAATGCTAGTGTTGTTGAACTAGATGTATAATCAGACACTCTGGTAACTTGCCCGGTTGTACCGTCAGCATCATTAAACACAACCCACTTGCCGTTATAGTTGTCGTCTGCCCCGACAAGCGTATTGTCTATTATAGTTGCGCTATCAGAAGAACCAGAACTCGATGCGGACACATATACAGCACCAAGGTTGTATCCTATTGACTGACGTATCTGGGCGCGAGTCCTGCCCTGTACTATAGGCATAGACTATACTCCCTTAGTATTTCTTTTTAGTTTTTGTAACCTTCTTGCCAGTTTTCTTGGCATATGCCTTGGCTTTCTTCTGCCCGGCCTTACCATACGAAAAGTGGCGCTTACCTACTTTAGGCATTTAAATCTCCAGAACCATTATTGTTATTTTTGCCGTTCTCTAGTTTGGAAATTATATCGTCTCTTTCGCTAAGTGTTCTCTTTAATGCTGCAACTTGTAACTGCAAGCTGGTTACTTGATTCATCTGTGTTGTAACTATCTCTGCTAAATCGTCCTCGTTTATCTTTATCTCGGTAGTCATGCTCCCTCACTTTATACCGTTATAGTAGATCTTATTGTTTGAACTATCTTCCCGCTTTGTTTTATTGCTTCGTATATCTTTTAATATCTTACCTATCTCTTTACGTTGCTCAGATGTAGGAGCGGGCTTATGATCTTTTTGCCTTACTTCCTCAAGCCACCTATCTACTGCACTGGATATCATATCCTCCAGATGTGCCTGTGAAGTCTGTTCGTCTGTAAGAATACAGAACTTATGGCTTTTATCTGTTACAGGATCATGGACTTGAAATACATGCTGCTCTATAGTCCCGCCTGTTTCAGCGTTATCCCCTACCGGGGATGACACATGAGATGTCACCCCCGGTGGAGTCCAGAGTTCAGTAGTCATTTACTCTATGTTTGCTTTAATAAGTCCGTATTCTCCAGCTACACCAGCTAGAGGGCCGTTGTATCCTACGATTGCAAGGTTAACTGTACCATCTTCATCATAGACTTCTACAGCCCCATCTACACCATTAGATGCTATTAAAGGAACACCTGCTGCTGGAGTGCCATCAAACAAAGCTGTCGTGAACCCTTTAACACAAAGCCATCCATAGTAAGTATCTGCAATATCAACACAAGCCCATCCTAACGGAGAAGCATCTACTCCATTGTAGTCATGGACATCGACTTCTTTGTAGGGGTTTTCATAAATCCCTACTTGTTGTGACGCTGTGATCGCAACTACAAGTCCGTCCTCTTCATCAAGTGTAATAACACATCCCGCAGCACTACTGACAGCAGTGTTACTTTTAATCCTGTACATATGACCTTCTTCTCCAATATCGTTGAAGATAAGCCATCCATCTTTGTATTGATCCTTAGTAATAGTCAATGATCCTGAAAGAGTTACTGTAGTCGCTCCTGCTGATGCGGCAGATACTGCCAAGTCAACCTGATGGGCGTCAGTTCCAGTCATGCCTTTTACTAGTACGCCTGCGGTTATGTCTTCGCCTGCCTGAGAATACACAAACTCCCGGTCACCAATCTGCATCCGGGAACCAAGTTTTTGCTTTTGGGCAGATGTAGTTACTTTCTCCCATCCGTATTTACCCATTATTGTTTGTGGAAACGCCATAATAAAACCTCCTTTAAGGTTTAATTTTACAGAGTCTAAGCCCTGCGATAGACCGATGTTTCTTTTTCCAAGGGCGGACTCGGCCTATCGTTACACCCGCCCTTGGGATTTTCAACCATGTGTTTTAATGTGCGCTCTTAGTCTGGAAAGCACACTAGCCCCGCTCTTTGCAGAAATAACAATGTCACAATTAGGACATGTAGCTGTATTCTCTTCTGATGATTGTGTCTCATCAGCCCCTTTTACTTCCTCGACTTGGACTGGTTCCAAATCTACAGCCCTGTTTCTTTCTGCACACCATTTGCAATCACAACTTTCGCTGGGTATCCAAGGGAATAGTCCTATCTTCTTCTTCCGCAACACATAGTCAGGGTTGCCCGGTACTCCCTTTACGGCAGTGCCAACCTCTTCTGATATCTTGCCCTCTACATTATAACTAGCCCTATGGCGGTACAGTGTAATTTTAGGAACCCACTCGTCTATGTATTTCAGAGAAAACCCTGCATCAACTAACTCTTTCTTCTGCTGATTGCGTTCAGTTATCCCTACCATTACTTCCCTCTCTTATGAGGTGGCAATATCGCCAATCTCAAATTGAATCGCTGCCCCACGAGTATCATCTAATTCAAATACACCATAGTCAGAAGTCATAACTATTTCCGTGGCCCTGAGAGAAGCATCTCTCTCACGCTCAGTTCTGGTATCAACGCTGGTAAGTGCCGCCATAGCGGTCTTGTCAGCGATAACGCCGTACCCGGAGTCAACGGAGGAAACCTTTTCGATGTTGCCGTCCTCAAATATGGGTACGTTATTGATGGGGCGAAGGCCGCTGTAGAAATTCTTCAACAGATCAACACTCCATCCGTTGGTCAATTCACCACCTGCCGTACCTGCAACAGTAGCTGCTTGCGCGGAAAGATGAGCAACCGCATTGGGATGATGTATCAGGTATAACTGGTTGCCGAACTTGTTAGCCTTGGCATTGGATATGACCGCATGTGTATTAGCTGCTGTCATGCTCCTGCCGTCCGCACCAAGGACTGTGCCGTCATTAAGGCTAGGCCACAGGGCTATAACGTCCGTGTCCTTCTTCCTCGCCATGCCGTCACCAAGCTGTCTTCCAATCATGCTGAATACATTATCAGCAGCTTGACGTACCAGTTTGTCGGTCAGAATAACCTTCGCGCCAACCTCACTTGACGTAAGGTCAACAGTGGTCATTCCAATATCTTCCTCGTCTACTATGTCCTGCCCGTCTACTAGATCGCTCATGGACATCTGTCCAACTTTCGGTACAGTAACCTGCTTCGCTCCCTTTGGAAGACTGAACTGCTCTATTAAAGCAACAGCCGGAGCGTTATGCTCTTCTGTGTACCTACTCGCCGCAATTATTATCTTCTGTGCATTTTCTAAATTACCAGTCGTTGCTGTCTGGGCCATATCCAATACTCCTTATAATATATATTACCCTAACCCTGCGGCTCTCTTAGCCGCTGATATTGCCGAGGGCGACCTATCTCCATCGTTATACCTATCTAGCCAGCTTCCCTCATTGGCAGCCACTTGTGGATTGCCCTGACTGTTGTCGAAGTTCTGGGCTGGCACCTTGGACTGACGGAATCGTGCCAACTCGTCATCTCGTTCTCTATCAGCCGCCATCTTCTTGGCGGTCTGTTCCATAGCTTCTGGCGTTTGGCTTTGCCTTAATGTCGCCAGATCTTCTATGCTAAGTTTATACTGCACTGCGAATTTTTCAGCAGCAGAGTGCATTCCCTGTACATACTGTCCGTATTGCTCGGCCTGTTGCATAAGAGTCATTTGTTGTTGCTGACTCTGAATATAGTAATTTGCTGCATGATCAGCATGTTCTGGCAAGAATCCCTGTGATTCAAGCTGCTTCTTATATGTGTCTGCCTGTTGCTGTATCTGCGTTCTCATCTGGACTTGCTCATACTGAGCAGCGTCCTTCTGCATCTTGCTTATCTGTTCAGGAGTGTATTGAGGAGTGGCAGGCACAGGTGTCATATCTGGAACTGCTGGAGTAGATGCAGGAGCTACCGGGGGAGAAGCAGAGCTTTGTGCTTGTTCAGGCTGTGCTTGTTCAGGCTGTGCTTGTTCAGGCTGTGCTTGTTCAGGCTGTGCTTGTTCAGATTCAGGCAGCCCCATAGGCAGTTGTGCTTCAATAGAAGCATCCTGCACTTCGGCTGTACTATCTGCTTGCGGAGCTTGTTCCATAGTCATAATATTTTTCCCCTCCAATGGCTAGGATAAATACAACATATTGTTATTGTCAAGTTATTTAGCACAATATAAAGCATATTGCTATCTAACATTGCCAGCAGTCCTAAGATTTATAAATTGAGTAGGGGTAAAGTATCCTGCTTTGCCCCTCATTTGTTCCTGCAAGCCGAACTTTTGGAATATGGGAGTGGTGTAGAATCCCCAGTACATCAACTTATTCTCCAACTCTAAGTTCTGCTGCCTCATAGTATCTCGTTGTACCCTAGCCTCGTTTAAGGCATTTTTTAGATTTGGATTCTTATTAAGATATTCTTTTTTTGCCTGTCCATATAGGTCGTTATACTCATCAAACTGAACTACTGCATTATGTCTCTCTAGTGCAATAGGAATTATATCCCAGAATCCAGTATCTTTAATCTCTCTCAGATCATCATAGTACCTTCTCTGGACTGGAGTTCTAGTGCTGTTAAGGTAATCGTCCAGCAACTTCCTGTCTTCTGTACTAAGGTTATCTCTATATTTTTCTCTCTCTCTATACATCTTATCTACGCTAACTTCTCCAAGAAGAACGTCAGCTTCATTGAGTCCTTCTTGGTCTGGCTGTATTGAGTAGTATCCTACTGCTAGAATCTTTGCCCTGTCACGATGTCTATATTCTTGTCCAAAGTAGCCTTGCGCCTCTGCCCATCTATTAATTATTTCGTAATATAAATTCCTATCTTCGTTTGTTGCGAACTGGACTGCCTTGCCAAACATGGATTCTAGAAGCTCAAGCCCTCCGGCATACTTCGCTCCACGCCTTCTGTGGGCTTCTCTCCACGCGATCCTGTCGCTTCTATCCTGTATCGAGTCTCGTTCCAGCCTTACTGTTTTATCTGCCCGCTTCTGATCTTCAAGCCTATCCTTGGTAAACTGGTCAAGCGCCCCAAATGCTTTTTGTGTCTGTTCAGCACTTATACCTGTTGCTTCCTCTGCTAATTTAGATTGAGTTCTTTGCTCTTCTCCTGCAAATCTTGGAGCAAAGGCTCTTTCCAATGAACCTATAATAGGAGGCCTGCTCACATCACGAGTTGCTTCTTCCTTAACTTGCTTTGCAGTCTCGGTGTCTAATCCAGTCAGCATCTCTCTTCTTCTGGTAAATGACTCTTCACCAAGGCCAAGCTCTCTATACTCGTCTACCAGTCTTTGTACTTCTGGAGAAGAGTCCGAAGTAATACCAACTAACCAATCCGAGGTGTCTAGTAATATCCTGCCTGTTCCTCCAGTAAGCCTGTTATACATATGCTGAACCTTTACCGGGGAGGCAAATGTATCTGGGAGACTATACCTTTCTGCTATAGACGTAAGCCCTTTTATTGAAGGAGATGTCCAAGGATGGGTTTGCAATGAAGGCTCTTTCATTGCAAGATCTTCAGGTGTTATTGGCTTATTTCTAAACATGTCATAGTTAGTTAATTGTTCGACAACTATCTCTGCGACTTCAGGCATTGGAGGAACGAAGGGCATAAAGCCGTGCATAAACCCCTCTTCAGCCACGCCTAGTGGTGTGACTTCTGGGATTAGAGTTCTGATTGTTTTCCAGAAATCTGTAGGTCTCTCTTCAAATATCCTATGCACAGCATATGTAGTCATTCCAAGACCTACTGCCCATTCACGAAGTGCGGGAATTACATTGATCCTTCTAGGGACTTCAGTTCCGTCTGGTCTTGTCCTTCTTCCCGGTAACATTATTACCAGACTTGTAAGTCTTTCTCTTAAAGGTATGTCAAAGTATGCTGGGTTTGTCATGTTGTAAGCAGTAATACCTGCTTGCATTAACATTGCTCCAGCCATCATTGTTGTAAATTGCTTTGGGTTTTTCTGAAATGCCCTATGCGGTCTCTTTACTCCTTCCATGGTGGCATTCAGAAACAATAAATATCTATTAAGAGATTTAATCCATGCCCCACCCTGTGAGAATGCTACAGTTGCTTCAACTCCGTCTCTTATTGCTGCCTGCATAGCGGGAGTTTCAGCTAACTGCTGTACCGTAAGTCTTCCGTCAGCAAGTTTCTTTTCCCATGATGGATCCAGTCTATTAAGAGTCCTTCTTGCGGCGGCAAATCTTGGCATAAGCTCTCCCGCCTCTCCTATTTTAGGTATGGTATCCAGAAGGGATTTACTCTTTGATAGTGCTTCTTTTAAAGTTACAACCTCTCCGCCATTATTGTTTATTTCGTCAACTAAGCCAGTACGTTTAGCTATATCTTCTGGTGATTCGCCAAAGAATCTTTGCTGCCTTCCTCCTCCAAGGATATAAGCCTGTGCAAACTCGTCTGTTTCAAGATTAAAAAGAACAGTTCGCAACTCTTTAAGAGATCTAGTTGGAATAACTCCCTCCGTCATAGCCGCCGTAAACATATCGTTGAATACGTTCTTTACTATAAACGTAGGGTTATATGTGGTTGTGACACCTCTAAACCAGCTATTTGAATGGGCAAGCCAGTCATGTGAATACATTTTGCCAAGCGCTCTCATCTCCAAGATAAGCCATTCAGGAGCATCGTATACCTGCCTGACCCCCGGCTGAGAAGGATCATAGAACCCTATCGTGCCTTCTTCGTCAACATAGCTTCTAAATACCTTTTCATCCCCGGATGCTTGGATCATCTTTACTTTTGTCTTGGCTTTCTTAACTCCTGCCACATTGGTATTTAGAGCATGTAGTATAGTAGCCCTCTTAATTTGATTAAGACGTATTCTCTGCTCTGCTTTTATTGCCCCTCCAGCTAGATAGTCCAAGGGGTTCATTATCTCTGCATCTGATCCTACTTCACTCAGGGGTTTTAAAGGATGATTATCAACAGAAGTCCCCTGTCTTGGCACCCTAGACCCTTCACTAAATGTAGAGAGATGCTTATCCCAGTCATCCAGATACCTTATTGGATTATAGAAAGGATACTTATTTTTTAAACTTATAGCCAAGTCTTCGCTTATAAAGCCTCCTTTAACATATCTGTCCAAGTCCAGCCTATATACGTCATCTATTATTTTAAGCACCGCATTGTGGACTTCTGTTATTCCTTCTTGTCCAAGACGAGAATGCATCAACCTAATATCATTTTGGGCTTCCTTAATATTTTTATACATATGCCCAACAAACTCTCGGTCTGGCTTCTCTGTAAATATTTCTATTGCATGTTTTGCAGCCCAATAGCGATTAATATCTTCTCCAAAAGTTCCTGCCCTAACGGATGTCTTTGCAATGTCCTTTGCTCCGAGACTAGCCATAACACTTCTTAGAACACCACTTCCAGCAACCCCCGCATAGTTTGCTATCATTGTCTTTAGATCATATAGCCCGCCCTGCTTTACTGGTATTCTGCCTGTCTCTTCTATAGCTTTTGTTAGATTTTCAGGTAGAGCCTCACGGTACTCTTCTGGTATTGTTATCCTCTTGTCATCCTGTCCTTTCATCCCCTTCCATCCATATGGAAGTATCCGCTTACGCTTTCCATATCCTGTCTGAAGACCAGATATCCCCCAGTGACTACTCCATAGCCTAGCCATAAACCTTTGGTACCATGGAATGTCAGAGGCGGCAGCTATCTCTGCGGACTTGGATGCGACTACTTGTCTAGTTTGTGGTGGCTCGGGTGGCCTTTTAGCACTTTCTATTGCCTCGTCTATCTGGCTTGGGCTATATCCAGTCCGCCTCTTTATATATCCTTTTTCAGGCTTGCTTAGAACATCTTTTGTTTTCTTGCCGCTATCCATCACTCTTTTAATAAATCCACTTATCTTTTCTTGTGCGGCTTCAATTCCTTTATCTGAAGCAACAACCCCCTTAGTTCTTACTCTGCTTATAATCTCTTCAATTGCAGGGTCTCCCATCCCCATACCACCCTCTGGAATTACTTCTACTGCCTCTTCTACTGCGGCTGCTTTTCCTGCTGCTTCTGTTCCATACTCGTAAGTAGTCGGTGCGGCAGTGGTGGGTACAGCTTCTGCGGCAACCCGTGTGGCAGTGGTGGGGGCAGCTTCATCTATCTTTAGGGATTCTTCAATGGCTCTTTTCTCCCCAATAAAATCTTTAGTTCTGGGAAGATTTACTTTCCTAGGATTTTTAAGGCTTCCAATTCTGACAATAAGTTCCTGTTCCTTATGCTGCCATATCTCTCTTGAGGCAGCACCTGTAAATCTATCAACGGTAGTATCTCCCCATAAAACAGAATCAACATCTAGTAATATGTCGCTTCGATTAACCTCATACATACGAACATCTGGAATTCCTTGTCTACCTTGACCAAACCATTTCGCAGCAATATCAGGATCTAAAGTTACAGATGTAGGGGTATCTTTGGCTCCTTTAGCAGCACCTCCTCTAAACACATAGAATTTTTCTGGTAATCCTCTATGTATTAAAGATGCCTCTGTTGCATTTTTAAATACTTTACGAACTGACTCTATTTTTTTATTGGTAATATCTTCTATGGGAACCATAAGTTTCCTTGATATTACTTCTGCAACATTAACTCCAGTATCCCATATATCTGTTAGTTTTTGAGACTGTCCAATAGTCCCCATAAAAGATCCAGAAGTACGAATATCAACAGTTGTCTCTCCGGCATATCTAACAAGTTTTTTAGCAAGAGAAGATCCTGCTAGTTTCTTGTCTAGTAGGGCATCGTTATATTTCTTTGATTGATACCACCCCGGAACATCATAAAAATCTATTTCCTCTTCAGGAACTTTAGGTAATGGATCGTCTATGTTTTTTACCCAGCTTGGAGTGTCTATTCTAGGAGGAGTATAAAAGTCTCTAGCAATATGATGTCTTATTATTTTTCGTTTAAGTATCTCTTCATTAATTCCAGCCTGAACGGAATTTCCATATTTAATAAAAACAGTATCTTCTGGACTGGCACCCACAAAGGAAATCATTGATCCCCATGCATCAGGATCGGTTTCGCTTTTTCTAATTGTTTGATAATCAAATCCAGTTTCTTTAACGAAAGTTTCCCATGTCATATCATACTTGCCACGAAGACCCGGTATCCCTTCATCAGCAACCCGTGCGGTGGTGGGTACAACTTCTGTGGCTTCGGCCTCTTTTATAATCTGTGATATCCCTGTTTCCTCATATGGTATGCGTGGATCTCTTGCGGTTTGAAGAGTTATAGGATCGCCTCGTGCAATAGCATCTTCGTATTGCGATACCGTCATTGACTCAGCCATGCCGCCTCTTCTTCTGGCAGCCTCTGCTCCACGAGAGCTTATTCCCAACTGGCTTACTGTAGGAGGCTCTGTTACTGTTAAATAACGGTCAAGAGGGCCGCCCGGCCTTGATCTTGCACGGCCAAACTCATCTTTCCTCAAATCATCAGTCTTACTTACAATATCTTTAGGTGGTTTAAACCTTGGGGCGTCTGTCCATGCCCCGTCTTTAGCTAATCTTTTTCCAAATAGATAATCGTACCTTTCTTCAGGAAGCGCTCTGGCAAGTCCCTTTGCTGCTTGTCTGGCAGCCGTTCTCCCGGCTATCTTAGGTATCGCTCCTATCCCGCCTAATAATAGATCCGCCATAAACATCTCATGGAATGGAGCTTCCTTGGCTCCTTCAATGTATTGCTCAAACGATTTATATGGATCTATAGGCTCGCCAGTTTCTGGACTTACAAGACGAGGGATCAGTCCGACTGGGGCAATATCTGCTTCTTTTATATTTTGAATATAATCTTTTAATCCTTCTAATCCTGCCCCTCTCTGCTTCTGTGCTTCTGCCATTTTAATAGGGTCTGGAGGAGCGTAGGGCGAGAACCTGCTTGTTCGTTTCATTGCAGGATAGATTACACTTGTTCTAACTGGCTCTGCTACAAGGTTGACTAAGTTCTCAAATTTTGTAATCGCGGGGGCTGATTTTCTCAGTAGGAACTTTTCAAAATCAGTGGTGCCAAAGGCAGGATCGTATGCTGGAGGAGCCTCTTCTTCATGCTCCATCCACGGGGCTGAAAGCGGTGGTTCTCTTAGCGAAGGCTGTGCCAGAGGATATGGATAAGGAGTATCTCTAATCCACCAGCCTTGACCCGGTGGTTCGTCATCGGTAGGTTCAAACGGAGGGACAACTTCACCTCTCTCGTCCCATTGCATCCATCCAGTAGCTTCTTGACCCCATGGCTTTATAGCCTGTGGAGACCGGGCTATAACATCTCTTACTTTTTCTACTCTGGATTCTGACTCTAGTTTTTTATAGGCGTTATAGGCGTCTTCGTCTAGCTCGTTATTTTCATTCCATGGGGAGTCGCCATAAGCATCCAAAGATGGATATCTTTTTCGTATCCAAGCCCATGTTCTTCTGAGTTCTTCATTTCCTGTTGTCATTAGAAAACATATCTTGTAGACGGTGAGAACCTAGACGTTCTCCCACCGGGCCTGAGTGACGGACTCATTGCCGTGTATCTTTCAGTCCATGGATATTGCTCAAGATAGTCCATAAAAGACAGGGTGGTAGGATCTTCTCCTGCCCTCATTTTTCTTCCACCTTCTCCTAGGTACTGATTCATTACGTTGCCGTATTGCCCTGCCCAGTAGCTCTGTGATGCTGGAGAAAAGCCCCTGCCAAATGGATTTACATCAGAAGCCTCTCTACCTCCAAATGGGTTAGCGGCAGTTATCTGACCTCCAAATGGAGCAGAGCTAAAGTATGTTTCTTCAGGAGCATACGGCAGTACATAGTCTTTCCAGAAGCTACTGCCATAGTTAGTGGTCATTTATTATGCCTTTATCCTCTTATCATAGAAGTGAACTCATCAGTAAGAGGAACTTGCCATTGAGTTCCTGTCAGAGAAGATTCGGGATTAGCAAGATATCCAAGCCAATCAGCAGCAGTCGCACCCGGATTACGATCCAGATAGCTTTGCTGTTTCCTTTGTAGTCCCTTTTGTCTCAGCTTTCCAAATATACTTCCTGCTCTGGGATCATATGTGGCCATGCTTGTTAGGGCAGCAGCCTGACTGGGGTCTTGCAGCATATCTACCCATCTACCATAATCAGCTATTCCACCACTCGCTGGATCGTATCCAGAACCCGGAGCCAAAGATCTTGCTGTTTCTATAATATTCTGCCAGTTCTCCCCGAGAGCAGGATCTGGAAGGCCTCCCGCTCCTGCTGTCATCATTCCTCCCGGTGTTAGTCCGCCCCATCTTGATTGCCCCGCCCCAGCTTGTTGTGCAGCAATGCCGCCAGTAGGCGTTCTTAGCCATTGTGCAAATGTTTTCTCTGGGGCTACATCCTCTCCTAAGAAACCTCCATACCCGGAAAGATACTGTCCGTATAGAGGATCATACATTCTATTTATCATGCTGGACATATATGGTCTGTCAGTGTATCCGGGCATTGTTGCCCTTGCTGCCAGTCCATATTGTTGTGCAGAAGGAAGTCCTGAAACTATAGTTCCGGCTAAAGCTGCTCTGGGGTCTGCTGTTCCTAGACCTCCAACAGTGGTATCTGGACTCCAATCATACTGAAAAGTTATAGGATTCCATACTAGTGCCATTTTTATCTCCTTATAGTCTCTATATTAATATCTAAACATTGTGTTAGCAATAGCCTCGGACGGGTCAGCCATAGGAAGAGGGGGCATTTCAGGATATGGCATCCGTGGAGGCATCAAGGGAAGTGATAGATTTGGATTATTCCATACAGGAAGAGGGGATGTCATCATCGGTATTGCATTCGGGTCTGTAATTCCAAGTGGAGTAATAGGTGCTGGAGGCATAAACTCATCGCCACCGAACATACTTTTTGGCATTGGAAGATTAGGAGCTAGGGGAGGAGCAAGAGAAGGTGGTGGTAGCTGTGCTGTGCTTGGATCTGTAATTCCAAATGGAGTCATAGCTGGAGATATAGTTGCTGTATCTATCTGGTCACTTCCAAATAAAGGAGGACTTAAAGGCTCGTTGATATTTGCCGCTGTGGGGACACTTGAAGACACAGGAGGCATAGGGCTTCTTTTCTTGGTAACGACTGCTGCCTGCTCTATTCCCTTAGTCTCTTTTGCATCAACTGCCCATGGGCCTCCAACATTAGTTGCAAGCCACGACAGAAGCCCTTCCTGTTCTGCATGATTCCTATATGACATCTCGTGCATCCATTGTTGATGCAGCCTGTTAAATGCTTTTTTATTTAACTTGCCATATATACCTGCCCCGGTAATATTCCCTTTTGCCTGTGCTACCGCGACTTCCCACCCCGGAGTATTGACTGCCTTATGATACTGAATATTCAGACGGCTTCCATATGATCCGTCGTATGCTGGTTCTTTACTGTTTATATTCGCAGATACTTCTACAAGTTTTTTATAATTATTGTCAGGGTCTATATCTTTCAAGTTAAATATACTAGACGGTGAACTTGAATACATATCTGATAGCCATTCGTCATATCTCTTGTTATTCACACTCCCGGCATAGTCCGGCCCCCATATATTATTTTTGTCCAGAACTATCTCTAGGACAAACTTTCCAAGAGAAAGATTGTACATGTCTGATACCCTGTCTGCGATTCCCGGTCTGTCCATTGCAGTCCCCAGAGCTTTTGCCGTAACTACTCTGTGTTGCATCCTTGGGTCATACGTCTGTAGGGCATACTGAATATGCGGGATAACACTAGAAGGATCAGGATCCCTGTCAAATAGTGTTCTAAATGAGTTCCATCCAGTACCGGGATTCTCCTCTATAGATTCCTTACTTATTGAGCTTCTGCCTTCAGCACTGCCGGGAGCGAAAAAATCCGCGCCTTTCCCTTCCGCTTGTGACATTATCTTGTCATATTCATCCCACTTTTCTATCGTCATAGCCTGTGCCTGTTCAGCAGAAAAGCCACTGGCTATATATATATCAGTTATTTCTTGCCTGACCTTTATCTCTTCTTCAGGACTTGTATCTCCTCTTTTAAAATAATCTTGAATTATTTTATTTAATTTTTCCTCTATTCCTTCTGGAGTTTCTCCCGTGTCTTTGTCTTTACTTCCAGAGCGCCACTGTATCCCCGGAAACATTTCTGCTTCCTTTTCCCTATCTATATCCGAAGATGACTGGGCCAGCTTTGACTCAATACTGCTTTTATCTATGCCAAACGATTCTGCAAACATACCTGAAAGAGAAGGGTCTTGAAGGTATATAGATTCCGGGTATTCAGAAGTCATGGCGTCGAAAGCCATATTCGCCCTGCTATCAGGACTTGTTGCAGCAGTCTTCATTTTTCTTAGCTCTTCTGCTTCCAGATTAAAGTTCACCTCTTGTCTGGCAGCATCTGCTGCTAAGATTGGATTCTGGGTCTCGTCCATAACCCGGTTAAATATACTGTCCTGAGTTGTTATCTTAAACGGCATCTCAGGCAGCGTTCCTGATCTTGCCGCCATTGCCATACTGGTAAGATCTCTCCCCTGTGCCTGCTCATCCCCTGCAAGGAAATCATTCACTGACATGAGAACATCCGGGCCGCTCATTGCTATATTGGGCAGCATTCCAAATGCAGATATTACTCTCTCTTCATCAATTGTATTTGGGTTTTGTATTGCCATTTATTATCCTCTTGGGCCTGCCAGCCCTATTCTTCTTAGTCTTTCCTCATCCCCCTGCGCTCCCGGTCTTGGTTGTCCCGGTGCCACTGAAGAAACCTGTTGCGGTGCTGGAGGAGTAGGAGGGATACCTGCCATAGCTGGAGGCATAACATTAGGAGGAGGCATGGGCGGCGGGCCTTCCATGCCCGGAGGAGGAACCATCCCGGGGCCGGGAGAGGGAGTTCCCGCTGGAGGGCCAACGCCGCCCCCCATAGTTTGCGCCATTTGCTTTGCTTTTGCAAAGAGCATAGACACAAGCTCCCCAAAATATAGCTCTGCCAAGTCTTGTCTGCCCTGTTTTACCGCTGCCTGATATAGAGACCATATACCCGCTTCCGGCAATGTTCTCTCTGCTATCTGTTCCTTGACTGCGTCCTCTACTTGGTCTGAGTCCTGTATGCCAAGTATGTTGTCTCTTATCCATAGATCCGGCAACAGAGGTGTTGGGCCTTCCCGTGCAATCTGTGCCATTCCGTATCTCGACATATCATCTTCTGGAAGTCGGGTTACCAGTTTTACTTCAGGATCGCCGCCTTCTTTTATTCTTGACGGCGTTATCTTTTCTGAGAAGTACATCCTGTTATTGTCTTGTCCTGTAAGTTCCATTGCCTCAAAAGCACCAGACTGGTACTGGTCACATAACAAGTTTGCTATCTGTACATATGCCCTTTCCATTGCCATAACCCTTGGAACAAGAACAGACTCAACTCCCTGACGCAGAGTGTTTATCGCGAAGCCAGATAACTGGAACGGTATCTCTCCATAGACTGTATGCGGGATAGACCCTCTCTGCATCTCTCCAGATACAAGCCCCATGAATGCCCCGGTCTCTCTGGATAGTTCAAGAAGACCAAGAGGTTCAATGTCTTCTCCCTGTCCTAGAGATATCTCGGTTCCTTCCTGATACGGATCTTCATCCAGTGTCTTTGTGCCGTCTCTGCTTTTTACTTTAAGCCCCTGCTTTCTTGATCTTGCGGTAAGTTCCAGCATCACGGACATCATAAAGTTATGATTCTCGTATAGTTCACGGGTGCTTTTAAACACGGACTCGCCATAGTCTTCAAGCGTGTCTTCTATGGAAGACCACTCAAGTGTCTGAACAAGAGGAGTAGACCCTACCGGGCCAATAAACACAGGCACATGACCTTCTGCCCCGTGAGGTGTCCTCTTCTTAATGAACCTGCCGGGAATAACTACAGTGTTGTACTCCCTGTCATAGTAGTCATAAACACATACACCGTCATCGTCTGTATTTACATCTCCAAGTTTTACGTTGTACTGAGATTCTATCTCGTCTCTGGTTTTCTTTATTCGATAACATGCCCATGACAGTCCATCACTTCCTACTCCCCAATGGGAATGCATAGGATCCCATGGTGTAATGTCTATGGATGTTTTGCCTTCTCCGTTCTTTACCAGTAAAGCCCTGCCCGCATACCATCCTCTGAGCGTTATGTACCATGCTATCTGGCTCTTTAACGTAGGAGACAACCTTCTCACCAGAGATTCGTCTGCTGATCTAAGTGAACCTATGATGAACCTTTCCTTATCGTTGTTAATATCGCGGCTATTTCTGGGATTGCCATTAGGCGGTATCCTTACTATCAGATCGGCGGCAGTAAGCCATGAGACTACCTTGTCCGCATATGTCTGTGGCCCATTCGATGTATATGACTTATACCCATCTCCCGCATCGTATGGGTCTAGCTTATATAGCTTGTGATCCTTATCCATCCTGTCCCGCAGGCTCTGGGTGCTGTCGTAGTGAGAGTCTACCTTGTCAATGATATCTTCCGGCCTTAGTCTTGCCATTTCTGTTAGTGCCTTTTAACCTTGATAAATTCCCTGCTGTTTAAAACACCGTATCCAAATTTGCTGACCAGACCATATATCACTGCCTTGACTGCGTGATTGTATTTATCTTCCGGCTGGTCTCCAAAAATATTTCCGTCGCGGTCAGTCTTCCACCTGTATGCCCTTGTCTGTCCGTCATGGGGGTTCGGCACCGTCCCGAACTCTGACAGTATCCCGTGGCATCTGGGGGCAAATGCTATTCTTGGTCTGGACGTAACTGCGTCTATCTTCATAAAACTCTTTAATCTCTCTGTTCCTTCGTTTATCCTGACCTTCTGTGCGTCCAGATACAATCCTGTCTTGTCCATCCACATCTCTGCCGGGGCAGACATTGCCTGATGTTGGTATCCTGCTATATCTATAGCTCCTGAATTTACATCTTCCCACCATGGCTTATTAGTAGTAATGGTAATTATCTCTTCAGTTGTAAGTCCTTTTTCATACACCTCATCAAACACGCATATCTGTCCGTTGATCTCCTGTATTGCCTCTACTGCATACGCTCCCGCATAACCGGGATCCATACACAAGTATACTGGCTCTCCCTTCACGTATTCTATATTTTCATCTACGTGTATATCTGCTCTAAACTCTCCAAACACAAGCCCGACAGGAGGACACGGTACTCCCTGTATACGCTCCATGAAGAACTCGTCCGATGCCATGTCCTTTAGCTTTAGTATCTCCGGGTCTTTTGCTCCTTTTGGATACAGGTGTGTGTTTGAGTACGACGGAAGTGAGAAAGACTTCTCGTCGTCATTCCCTAGTTGCCATGAAGTAAATAGCTGTGGATACCATCCAAGAGAACCTTCAAACGTACCAGCCAAGAAGAGCCATCCCCTCTTAGGCGCGACTCTTGCACGGAGCCTGTGGTATGTCTCTAGGTCTAGCTGGCTTGCCTCGCATCCCAGTATCCCGTCCGGCGCTCTCATTGCAAGAGTTCTTGGGTCTTTGGCTGACTTGGTCTCTATCTTTGTTCCGTCGGCCAGAATTATTCTGCCGGGATCTACCCTCTTAGATACCTCTGCCAGTATACCAAGCGCCCCAAAGTCCTCTACCAGATACTCAAACTCGGCACGGGTTCGCTCATAATCAGCAGCAACCAGCCAGTACAGTCCTTCCTCTTCTGTCTCAAGAAACCTAGAGACCAGATACTTCGCTGCTACCATGGACTTTCCGGCTTGCTCGCCACCAGCTACAAGGGAAAACCTACTACGTGACCCAAGTATACCTGCCTGCAAAGGTGTAGGGACAAACTCAAGTCGGGAGAATATGTATTCCGATATAGAGAAATCAGTCTGATTTCCGTTTTGATTTTTTAGCAAGGATACGCTCCGCTTCTTCTATCGCGTTGCTTTGGTCAGAAACCTCATCCTTGGTCTTGGCCTGCTTCTTACTGTCCTTGACCCACTTCTTCCACTCACCCATGATCTCTTTAGCTGCGCTGTCGGGCATGTATCCTGTTCTTCGATACTTCTCAGGCCAGTGAGCGTTAAGTAATGTGATTAAAAGCACCGGGTTATCTCCGGGCTTCTGTCCTTTAATCCTGTCTATGGCCATGTCCTGCAAGGAGTCGCGGAAGTCTTCCTTTGCAAGCTCGTACCTTTCCCTAAAACCATACGTGTCTCTGGATGTCCAGCTATACACAGTTCCTCTGGCTATACCAGCGGCCTCTATTGATTTCTTAACAGACCCCACGATAGTGTACGCAGATAGAAAAGCATCCTGAAGAGCCTTGGTAACCTTTGGCGTGGGTTCTTTAGCCATTTTATTCCTCTTGCATTCCTGCCTTTTTAAATCTCGCAACATTTAATCTACGGGCTACCTGCCCTACTCTCTGTGGGGATACCCCGAACCTGACAGCTAGCTTCCTGTAACTTGACTCAGGACTCATAACAACTGCACGGGCGATATCAATAGACTTTGTAGTCATGTTCCCCTTATCTTTTCGTGAGCTGGGAGCGTCTCCGTACCGTTGACTGTATTTTGTTGTCATTCCTGTACCAGTAAAAGGATTTTGTGAACACTACCGTACCGTAGTGGGAGGTATGTGTCAAACTTAATATGAACCTATAAACATACATGATGTGTAATTACATCCCGTCCCCCAAGAAAGGGGGCGGATAAGATGTAATTACGCATACATGTCTTAGTTCTTAAATACATGTCTTGAACTTCGTTACATGTAATTACACTGGATCCCTCGTCTCTTTACTGGACTCGGTGTAATTACACGTAACTTGTTCAAGCATGTTCTTAATACTCTTAAAGACATGTACTAACATGCGTCGGCTTAATAGTGTTTTCCATGTAATTACACTAATTACACTGTAAATCATGTAATTACACGATATACACGACAGGGGGGTCGCCCCTATATTTTAAATTGTCACGGGTACCTTTGGGTAATATGTACAAAGTACAAGGGCAGCCCCTATAGGTAACGCGTTCCTTAATTACGCGTATAGCACGATGCACGCCGCTGACGCTCCGCTCCCACTTTTGCACGTGGCGTGCTTGCTATGCACTATCAATCACCGAACAAGCACAGTCCCAATTAAGCACAGCCAGATAGCAAGACAGCTATATCTGTGCTTGATAACCTATTGCAATCCTATCTAGATACGCGTATGGTGGGGTCACATACTTGTGGTTGACCGAAACAACCACCCGCCACGCCCAATGGCGATAGTGCAAGGACAAGCACGTAAGGGTTGCGGTAAACGGCAAACAATGGCCTTGCGTAAACGGCAAGACCATGACTTGGGTGCAAGCACCAAGAACCGCACAACTAACCCAGTGGGATTGTTCAAACAATCACAGCAAACCACAACCAAGACGGGGGGTTACCACTGTGTGGATCGGGAAGAACTTCCACTTTCAACCGCATGACGCCAATCAGCCAGATTGGCCAGTAAAAATAGTCGAAATCGAAGTACCTAAAACCCATTGTGACATTGTGCCAAATCGGCCAGATTCCGCATGGTATCTGGAAACGGCTTAATCACAAATGGTACAAACAACAAACAGAAGGAATACAGAAGTGGATAAATTAAATCAACTTGAATCTATGATTAAACAACTGGCGTCTGCTAGTGGCGTTAGTCTCACCGAAACGCCAGAACAAGCACCAACAAGCACGCAACTAGGCGGGCATGAAATCATGCTGACTGATTACGGCAAGCAAATCGCCGATGAAATGGTAGCAATGTTTCCCGATCCTATATTCTTACGTGGTGGTGCGGGGCTTGGGAAATCCGTACTAGCGAAATACATTGCTAGCCAAGTTAGTAGCACGCCATTGACGGCTATTAACGCTGATCAAGGCATGAAAATAGACCCTGTTATTGGCATGTGGAATCCTAAACCAGTAGCAACCACATGCGATGTGGAAGATTGTCCATGCGTTGGGAGTTCTGGAACTACTATTGAGTGGGTTGATGGGTCACTAACAACAGCAATTAAGAACGGCACTGTGTTTCTAATGGAAGAAATCACCCGCATGCCAGAAACGTTAGCGTCAAAACTATTCGGATTATTGGACACTGATAATAGATCTTGGGTGCTTATTGAGAAATCGGGTGAGTCCGTGCCAGTGCATCGGGACTTCTGGTTCTTGGCCACTGGCAACCCATCGGGCGGGGGATACACAACCAAGAAACTGGATACGGCCATGGCGTCAAGGTTTGCGGCAGTTTACGATATTAACGAACCACTTGCCCCAGAGTCCGCCATCTTGGCTAATTATGTTGACGTTGATCTGGCCGAAAGTTTTGTTCGATTCGCCAGTGATTGCCGTGAGAATTCGTTAACGTATGTC